GTCCAGTTCAACACTGCCGTTCCGGCGACCGCCAAGCCGCCCACAGCGGTTCCTGCAATCTTGCCGAACGCCTTCCCAATGTCAGCAGCTGCGTCAGTGGAGTCCTTGCCCAGCTTCTTCATCTGCTTGGAGGCACGGTTCGTGTCGGTCTCGAACGACCCCGTGCGCATCAGAAGATCAACGACGATCGAGCCTGCAGTGGCCATGATTGGATCCGGTAGTTAAAAGCCAAGAGCCTTGGCAACGTCGCGGTCAGCGTCGCTTAGCTCGGGGTCATTTGGGCTTGGCGCCAGGAAGGTCAGGATGCTTTCAAACTTGCCGCCGAAAGTGGCTCCTACAACCGCCGCTGGTCGATGAAATCGGTGCAGGTCGTCGAACGGGTAAAGCTCATAGAATGCCCGCCAGCCGTCCAGCTCAGCTGCTGGCATCGCATCGATCTCGCCGAGTGTCTTGCCCAGGGTCAAAGCGAGCTGGTATCGGAACCACTCCCCGCTTCCTCGCCGGGCGAGGTCTCCTTTCCCTGGTAACTGTGCACCTCGCTTATTTCCTTCGTAAGGGCAATTTGCACAGCGAACTTCAGGCGCTTGGCCTGTGCCAGCGTCAGAGCTGGCTTTCCATCGGGGGTGCAGATCGCCTTGGCAATGAGGCGCGCCATAGATTCAGCCTGCTTATCCGGGTCTTCACTGGACTGTCCCGTGAAGAACCCGCGCAGCACACCAGCCTCCTGCTCGCGGATGTAGAAAGTGTGCTTGCTGCCATCGGCAAGCTTGACTTCCCTCTCATGCACGTCGTCGGAGATGAACAGCGAGGGGTCCAGCAGCAGCACTGCAGCGTTGTTGGTCTCGGTCATGGGGTGATTCCGTAGAGATGGATCGGCAGGCGCCGGCGGGCCACACCGCGCTCACCATGGTCGTTCAGTTCGATCGGCACCTCGCCGCCGTACTCGGTCGCGATCTCGCTGAATCCGGCATCGGCCAGCAGCAGCTGCAGGCCGCTCTGGCTGTAGCGGTAGTAGTCGTCGGGGTAGCCGTGCTCGGGGAAGGCGAACAGCGTGGTGATCACCAGCAGGCCACCGGGCTGCAGCACCCGGCGAAGCTCCGGCAGCGCCAGCCACGGCCGGGCCACGTGCTCCAGCACCTCGGAGCACACGATACCGCTGAAGCGTCCTGACCATTCCCGCGGCAGGTCGTGGATGTCGGCCACCTGGTCGACGCCCTCGCCCGCCTGCATGTCGATGCCGGTCCACCGGCCAGTAGCCAGGTCACGGTTCGTGCACCACCATGCAGCAGGGTCATGGATGCGACTGCCGACCTCCAGAACGTCATCGCCCAGGGCCCCGGCATGGCTCTCGATGTAGGCGCGGATGCGACCGCGCACCGAGTTAAGCGGCAATCTGTTCATCGAATTCGAAGCACCTGAGAGCTGAGCCGGGCGTGCAGTTCACGACCCGGACGTGTGGGTTCTGCCTCGCCCACTGGGCGAACTGCAGCTGATGGATCTGTCTACGGGCCGGCACGGTGTTGCGCAGGCCGTTGGTATACGGCCCGAAGAAGTGGGAGCCGTGCATGTCAAACCCGTGGAGGCGCACCAGCGTGGCGCCCAGCGATGCTGCAACGGCCAAACCAAGCACGCCGCTGTTCCAGTTGGTCGGTGCCCCGGGCAGCTGGATCACTCCGCCGATCCGGTGGCTGCTGTAGCGCGTTCCAGCGAACTGCCGCGCCTCCGGGTACTTGTCCCACCACTGCCGATCGCTGGCCGCCAGGAACTCCGCCCACGGCGCCAGCTCGAAGGCATTGCTGACCACGCCGACGCGGCGCCCGCGCAGGCGCTCGGCCAGGCTTGCCGATGCGCTCGGGCCTGGTCCAAGAAGGTCGATCTCGATCATTGGCCGTCGTTGACCCCGGCCGAGACGGGAATGGTGATGTAATCCAGCCCCGAAGCCTTGTCTGGCAGCAGGCCGGCAATGTTGAAGATCTCACCGCGATGGACCAGGCGCATCGACGGCAACAGACCGTCGCGATAGCGCATGGTGATGCGTGCCGTGACGGCCGATTGGGTCTGCCCGGACTGGATGAACTCTCGGGCGGACAGCGGCTCAACCGAAGCCCAAACCGTGGCCACGTCGACCCACGCCGTCTGCTCGACACCATCGCTGTCCCTGGTGGTCACCTGCTGCTGGATCAGCACCCGGTGCCGCAGGGTTCCACTGGCAACGTTGCTCATCAGGCCACCGTCGTGCGGCGTAGGGGCGCCAGCTGCGCGGTGGCGGCCTTCGACAGAACGTAGCCGTGGCCGGCATCGGCCGGAACCACGTTGTCGCCCTCGCCTTCGCGGAAGCGGTACTGCGAGGCTAGCTCCAGCAACGTGGCGGCGATCACCGAAGGGTGCAGGATAGGCTCGCCACTGCTGTCCGCGACCGGCACCGGCCGGCCAGCGCTGTCTCGCACCAGCTCGCCATCCGAATCACGCTGCAGCACGTACAGGCGCCACTCCTGCTTCAGCCACGCTGCCACAGACTCGGACACGGCCGGAATCCAGATCGCCAGCCAGCGGTCATCGGCGTCACTGTCGATGCGCATCTGCTCGCGGGCGTCCGCCGGGGTGACGAACTCACGCATGGCTGCCACCCAGCTGCACCGGCTCGGCCGGAACGCGCACGCTCTTGCCGTCCTTGCCGTCGCGTCCCTTGCGTGCGCCCAGCGCCCAGTCCTGATCGTTCTCCCGGCAGGGCTTCGACGCATTGCTCCGCTTGGCGATCCACAGGGCGCCGTCATGGGTGATGGATTCGCCTGCCTTCACACCGAGGCCTTCGCGCCAGAAGCCGCGGTGCACCATGTAGGGCAGCACGAACTCCTTGCGGCGGTCGCCGGTGCCCAAGGTGAGCACGAAGCCCCGCTCGGCGTCGTACTCGCCGGCGGCCGTCTCGAAGCTGAGGCCGTCCAGGCCATCCTCACCCACCACCTTGCCCAATCTGACCGCCTCGCCCTTGGTGGTGGTGATCACCAGCTCGCCAGCACGGTCGATTATGGCGCCGGCCAGGCCGACACCGTCTGCGCCAGGCTGCGGCGGGTTGTCCGTCAGGTGCTTGGCCACAGCCGCAGCCAGCTGCTGCTCGGTGACCGGATCCGCGTCCCGGCCATCCTTCGGCACCGGCAGAGCATAGACAGCGGCCTTCACCGCTGCCTGAATCACCGCGGGGTCTGCGTCCCGGCCGTGCTGCACCGGGTTGGCTTCGAAGTGCTTGGAGACTGCATCGGCGGTGGCCAGGTCGACCAACGTCTGCAGGCGCGACGACTCCAGCAGCTTGGCCACGACCAGGTCGGCCAGCGCATCCACGTCCACCGGCTCGGCGTCCTGGCCCGGGTCGCCCTTCTCCGGAGCCCGCTCGCGCAGCTCATGCAGTTCCCGCTTAACCGGCGCGATCGCCTCACGAATCAGGCCGCCGATCTCCGTACCGAAGTCGATGGGGTCAGTCATTGCGGAATACCTCGGCTCGCGCGGCGTGAAGGGCCTTCATCATGAAATTTTCCTGCTGCAGCGCGCGCAGCTCGTCGCTGTCGTCAGGCGGCGTGTCGTCGGCTTCGGCGGAGGGTGCCACGGGTGCGGCCTCAGGCTCGGCGGTGATCCTGTTCTGCCGGACCTGGTCGAGCGGAAAATCCTGCTGCTGCATGTAGACGGTGTCGCCACCGTCCAGCGGCGCCAGGTTGAAGGCCAGCCGCGCTTCGTTCGGCGTCTTGACGTTCCCGCTGACCAGCTTCGTCTCCACCTCGGCCTGCTTACCGACGTCCATGCGGAGGAGCGGCCCTAGATCCAGCTCGATACCCATCGGGCGGGTAGTGCCAAGACCCTCGTCCAAAAGCTCTTCGATGCCCTCGATGTGCGCCTGCAGCGCATCCGAGTAGTACAGCTGGTTGATGTCGTCGACCTTCATGCCCGCAGGGATAGAGCCAATGCCGATCTTGAAGGGCGGGATGCCGAACGGCTGGCACACCTGCTCGTCGGAGTACCGCATCTGCTCGACCAGCTGCGAATCGGCCGCCTTGAACGCGAACGGCGTGAACTTCATGTCCGCGCCGATGACCGCCACCTTGCCCGCGTTGGACCCCTGAAAACTGCTGTTCCAGTAATCCTTTACTTCCTTCGCGTCCTCGTCGGTCATGCCGGCCGGGGCGGTCAAGATACCGCCTGGGTTGGCTCCGTTGGAGAAGAAAGTGGTCGAGTCTTTCAGGATCTTCAGGTTCTTCACCGCTGGCCAGTGCGCCGCACACAGCGGAGGCACACCGATCAGCTGGTGGTGAAAGCAGTTCATCCGGTCGTGGATGATCTCGCTGGCCGGCACGATCAGCTGGCTGCCCGGGTAAGCCTCCGGAAGCAGGTTCGTACCGGTGCTGTAATTGAGCTGGTAGAAGACCTCTCCGCTGTCGGACACCATCGGCTGCACGCTGCAGGGATCAAGCACCCAGAGCCGGTTGACTACCTGGCGATTGTCGCGTCCCTTCAGGATGTACGTGTTGCCCTGGATCAGCTTGGACAGCATCCAGGCTGCACGGAACTGCTGCGCTGTCTGGTAGCTGTTGGGCTTGCGCAGGACAGGCCAATAGGCGGTGTTGCTCTTCTCGATCCGCCAGATCCCGTTCTCGTCCTCCGTCTTCAGCACGAACGGCAACTTGCCTATGTCCGAGGCGATGCGGTTGAGACAGGCATACAGCGTCGGATAGGTCAGGATCGTGGTCGCGCGCTCTTCCATGTTGCGCTGCCATGCACCCGTGAATGGCTCTTGCACGGTCAGGGTACGCCAGCTGTCCCGCCCCGGCGCGGCAACTACCGGCGACAGCGATTTGAGGTAGTCCACGCCATGCCGGCGCACGCCAGCGGCAATGGCCAACTCCCGGGGCGAGAAACCGGTCATACGGATGCGTCCTTGTTCGGCTGGCCAGCCTTGGCCGACGCCTTCTTGGCCTTTTTCTTCGCCTTTCCAGGCGCAGGCGCCTTGGCGCCCGGATGCGGCGCGACGGGCGACTGCGCCACCATGTCACGCCGCAGATAGCCGCCGCGCTGCTCCAGCGCCGCAGCAACACGGTGGTGCACGCTGATCACGCGGCCGCCGCGTCCGACGATATCGACCTTGCTCATGGGAACCTCGCAATTCGGGGGGAGATGACGGGGCCCGAAGGCCCCGCCACGTGTCGGTTACGAGCTGGACGGAACCGAACCGCTGCCCCAGTTCACGCGGGCCCAGGCGACGGCCTGTGCGCGGCGACGCTGCCAGTTGATGAAGCGCTCGACCAGGAACGCCACGCTGTTCGTCTGCCAGAGGGACACGACCTGCTGCGCGGTCGGGGTGGTGCTGTTCATGGTCGGGGCGTCATCCATGACCAGCGACGCCTGATCCGACATCGAGACCTGCAGGCCACCTTCGTCACCCAGGAAGATCTCATCGCCCTTGATCAGAGCGATGACAGCGCCATCCTCATCGTCCGGGACGTAGGCCGAGACGAACGCCGGCAGCGTCAGGAACGTGCCGCCGGTGAAGTTCAGGCCAGGGAACTCGGAAGCGCCAAGCGGGTTCGTCATCAGCGACAGCGCGATCGCAGTGCGTTCCGACATGACCCAGAACGAGCCTGCCAGCGACAGGTTCGCACCGGCCACGGCCTGCATGAGCGCCGCGGCGCCAGCCCGGATCGAATCCGGATCGCTGCCCGACGGCACCGTGGTGGCGGGCACGCCATTCAGAATCGAGGCAGGTGCCTCATCAGCCACGGCCGCCGCATCCGGGTCGATGAACTGGGTGTCGATGGTCTGGTTGACCGCCCGACCCAGCTCATCACGCAGCAGCGCATCGGCTGCGGGCGTGGCGCGCATCATCGTTTCCTTCGTCGCCGCAGCGATCGCGGCAACCTTCAGCGGGGTCAGCTTCGCACGGGTGTACGACCACTTGGTCAGGGGCTTCGCAGCGCCTTCCTTGACCCACTTGGCCGTGCCGGCCGAGCCCTGCACCAGCACCGGGGTATCGAACGGCAGGTTGCGCAGGCGCTGGGACACCTGACCCAACAGCGAGCGCGGGCGCAGCCACTCGACGAAGTCGGCGAAGGCCACGCCGCCATCGGTGATCAGGTTGCCGGCCCAGGTCGCATTGCCGGTGCTGGCAGCCTGTACGGCGGCCTTCTCATGGATGATGCCGTGTAGGCGCTCATCGTTCGGATAGATCGCGCGGGCCACGTCCAGCGGGTTCTGGTGGTGGACATGCGACACGGCCAGGCAGCGGGCCATGCGGGCGAAGCCGATGCCGGCGTCGGTCTTGTCGACCGTCTTCAGCTGCGCCGGCTCCAGGGTGCGGCCTTCGCCGCCAGCGGTGGCCGAGCCCTGCGCCTTGACGATGGCCGCGACCGGGGTGGCCGACTTCGCCTGGATGGCCAGCAGCTTCTCGAAGCGCTCGATATCGCCATCCAGATCCTTGATCTGATCGGTGATGCTGTCGAACTCTTCCTGCTCGGCGGTGTTCAGGGAACGCTTCTCACCCATCGACTTCTCGACGACGGTGGTGAGCTTCTTTTCCAGCTCAGCGCGGGTGGCGCGGAGTGCTTCCAGCTGTTCTGCGAGGGTCATGTCAGTTTCCTTGTGGTGCAGCCGTTCGGCCCGGGTTCCACGCCGAGCAGTGCCTGCAAATGATGGGATGCGGGTTCCACCCCGCAGGGCCATGCGGCCCGGTTGCTTCAGTGCAGCAACTTCACCGCGCCGCCGACCGATCGCTTGACCTTGTCCGCCTGGCGCTGGATGAGGGGGACGCCATAGTTCACCTGGCGCCGAGCGCCGGTATCCATGGCCTTGATGGTCTGGATGGTCGCCGCGGCGTTGGCCGGGATGGTGACCAGGGACAGCTCGTAGATCTCGGTCTCGGTGAACCGGATACCGCCGCCTTCCATGTAGCTGTACTCCAGCGCGCGGAAGCCGATCGACACGCCGCGCACCAGCTTCTCCTTCACCGACTGCCAGGCCAGATCACAGAGGTCCTTCAGCGCGCCGGGCGTGGCGATCTTCGCCACGCTGGCCGTGAAGGGGATGCCCTTCGCAGTCGGCTTGCCGAACTTCACGATGCCCACCGGGCTGTCGTGGCGGTGCTGCCACAGCAGCGGCAGCTCGGCCGCGAACTTGGCGCCCAGCGGCTCGACGATATCGCCATAACGATCCGGCTCCGGCGTGGTGGCCAGGCCAGTGATGATCTGCTGGTCGTCGTCATAGGACTTGACCTCCAACACGCTGTAGGCGCGGTTCGCGGTGTTCATTCGGTTCCACCCAGGGTCATGAGGACGAGTTTCTTGCTGCTCTTTTCTTCCGCCACCGGAATGCTGATGCCAATGGCCATCAGCAGCGCGGTGATGTCGTCGATCTTGTCGGCTGACCGACGCTTGTCCGGCGCCATGTTCAAGTTCACGTCTTTGCGAGCGACCAGGTTGGCCGCGCACCAGGCAAGCACAGGGTCACCGTCGTGCACCAGCCGCTTTCCGATATAGGCGCGCTCCAGCTCCACCATCGCTGGGTGGTAGGACTTCGTGCCCTGGATGAACTCAACCAGCGGAACCTCTGCCGCTACCAAGCGGCTGACCATCTCGGTCGCGTTCCAGCGATCGAACGCGAGCGATTGCAGGTTGAACCGCTCGTGTACGCCCAGAACCGCCTGCTCAATCACCGCGTAGTCAGTGACCTCGCCCTCGGTCTGCTCCAGCAACCCGGCCGCGACCCAGCCCGCATACGGGACCGTTCCGCGCTCGGTGCGCTGCGCCACTGCCGACTCAGGCACCCAGCGGCGGCCCCAAGTGATGATCTTGTCGTCCAATCGCCAGACCAACCGCAGCGATGCAAGGTCGCGCGTGCTGGCCAGGTCAAGCCCACCCCAGCATGGAACGTCCTTCAGCGCCTCCAGATCGACTACGCCATGGCAGGCGTTCCACTTTGGCAGCAGGATGAAGCCGTTTGCCGCTGCAGCAGGCCGGTTCAGCCGCTTGATCTGAAACTCAGCGAGCTTCGAAGGCATTGCCTTCGCCTCGATTGATTCCTTTCTGATTGCCGCCAGAAGGTGGGGGTTTACGTCCATCAACGGGTTGGCCTTGTGCCAGGCCTTCTCGTCGAAGTCTCCGTCGTCCTTGTCCACTGCGAAGAAGATAGCCAGGAAGTGGTCGGCGGCTTCGCCGAACACCCCCTCCAGAAGCTGTGTAGCGAACTGCCGAATCTCTGACCATGGACCAGGATTCGCGTACCCCTCTGTGGTCGTGAACAACCACAGAGGATTTCGGCGCGCACCGGCCGCCGACTGCAACACGTTCAGCAGATCCGGGGTCTTGTGCGCATGGATCTCGTCGAGACCAACGTGAGACGGGTTCAGGCCGTCCTGCGTCGATGCCTTGGCGTTGATCGGCTTGAACGTCGCGCCGGTCTCGACCCGGCTGATCGCATTGGCCCAGCACTCCAGCCCGTAGGCCTCCCGCAGATCGGCTTTCTTCTCGGCCATCCGCTTGGCCACGTTGAAGATGATGCGCGCCTGGCTGCCAGTGGTAGCCGCAGAAATGACCTGCGCACCCTCTTCCTCTTCACAGCATTCGCAGTAGAGCAGGATGGCGGCCGACAGCGTCGACTTCGCGTTCTTGCGCGCCACCGCGAACAGCGCAGACGTGAACCGCCGAGTTCCGTCAGGTTTTCGGAACCCGAACAGTTGGACCACGAACCATACGTGGGACGGATGAAGCCGGATCTCCGGCGTCTCCCACTTGCCCTCTACATGCGGGAGCAGTTCGATCCAGCTGCAGGCGTGATTGGCGTGATCGCGCGAGAAGGAGAATGGTGCCTCCTTCTTCTTGGCGCGCTTCAGATCGTCCAGGAAGCGCTTAGCGGCCAGCTTGATCAGCCTGCCGAACCTGCCTCCCCTATCTGCCGCAGCCGCCTTCGCATATGCGATTGCAACATCGACGTAGTCACTTTCCGGCGGCGCGGGGCTTTCCGAGCGCGGCGAACGCGTTGCTCGGCTTTGCCGTGTCGCCATTCGGTTTCACCTTTCCCTGCGCCACCGGCGTCAGGCCAAAGTCATTCATCAACCCGCGCAGCTGGGCAACCATCGATGCGACCGGCGCCTCGCCGGCGGCGTATAGCTGGACGGTTTTCCCGTGCAGGGCGCAGAGCTGACCAAGCGCGGATAGTCCGGCCTCGGTCAGGAGCTTGTTGGCATGGAGGATCGGGGCAAGCCGATCCCATTCCTTGGATGCGTGAGCATTGGGTAGCCAGTCCGGTGCCGGTGGTACATCGGACACCAGGGGGAGTTCAGCCGCGGCTGGCGGCTCCCGGTCCGGCCGGTCGGTGCCGGCCACAACCTTCAGCGCTGTCGGCTTGCGGGGGCGGGACATGGACGGGCCTCAAAAACTGAATTTTCTGAATTGACGGTGCAAAAAAACGACTGAGCGGCCGGTGTCCGAGGGGAACGCTTCAAACTTTTTCCCCTCCCCCCCCGGGGATTTGATGAGAATCGCTCGCATTCATCGCTTCGAGAGGTATGGATGAGAACGATTCGCGCCTCGCGCTGCCTCTGCCTTTGTCTTCACTAGGTGGCAGTCGGTA